AAATAAAATTCTTTAAACTGCATTTGATTGTTCCTTCTCTTGAATAAGATTAGTGCAACTTTTCTGTTGCCAGGTAAGTTGCCAACCCCGTCACCTAGTTAGACTAGGCAGCAAGAGCAAAGTTTTCGTTTGCGTCTATAGTTTTGGACAAATAGCGTGAGTCTCCCCACATATGCTCGGTCGTTCCTTACCGGTAATCTCTTTCACCCTTAACAAGTCAGTCGATCCCATTTCGCCCCCATCAAAAACACATTGGGATCATATTGTACCTTATAGGCCTTGATACGAACATAGGCCAATGTGTTTTTGGTGGAGGCGCCGGGTATCGAACCCGGGTCCTGCCCTTGCGACATACGATGACGTCAACAATTACTCTTTATTTATAGCATAGGATTCTTGGACTGTCAACTTATTTTTTAATCCAAGTTGGTAGTCCTGGCGGGAGTCGAACCCACATCGCTCTCTAATCTGGAGACTGTGCCGAGTATAAGCCGGGTGTTTTACCATTAAACTACAGGACCTTCCTAACTTGTGTCTTTAATATACTACAATGATGTGAAATGGGTCAACCTGAAAAATTAGGCTGCCACACTTTTTGGAAATTTTACAACTTTAGATTTAGATGCTTTGCCTGCATCTGGACGTAATGGTTCAAGCCAACTATCTGCAATATATGCTTTAGGCGTATCACCATACATATTGTTAAGACCTTCACCTTTAATCCACCAGTAATGATCTGTAACAGGTAGCATACAGGCAACTCCCCGGAAGTCAAACTTATCACCTCTATCGAACTTGCCTATATACGATTCTACAAGGACTACCTTCCCAATGTTGTTGGGATTCACACTGTAAATAATTTTTGCTAGGTCTCCTTGTTCACACTTCATTTTATTTTATCCAACCAATCTTCTTGCCGGCTTTAATTCTTTCTTTATGTTCTTCTACTGTACCTGGAAAACGCCAAGCCCATATAGCAACTAATGCCATAAAGCCTCCACTCCATAGTAATGCTTTAATGTTTTCTGTAGTAAACCACAAAAACACAAGTGAGGATGCCATAACGGCAACCATTAGATATTTTCCTTTTGTTGGAAATACTTTCTTCTGTACCCAATTTGTTAAAAACGGTCCAAAGTATTTGTGATTGTATAACCAATCGTGCATTCTCTTACTGCTTTTAGCAAAACAATATGCCGCGAACACTAAGAATATCGAGAACGGAATACCAGGAACTACCACTCCAACGTATGCCATACCGAGTGATAGAAATCCAATTCCCATCCAGATATATTTTTTGATTTTATTCATTGATACCTCTATATGTATAAAGTTTATATAGTAGTTATCTTATGCTCTTACTGGTCTGAATATTCCTGATATTCTTCCGTTGCTACTAGTCCAACCGCCTTTCCAACTATTAGTAATTGTTCCGCCACTTGGGTTGTTGTTTGTAGCACTTGCTTTATCACTTTGGTTACCACCTACAAATGTATATACTCCTGGACTAGGTGATGTGTATATAAAGTTTACGTGGCTGTAATTCCACACAACTATGTCTCCAGGCTGTCCGTCTGATAAGGGTACAGGAACTCCGCCATATAAACTTGTTTTATCTCTAAAGTCATATGCTCTAGCACTTTGCATATATTTGTAACCTGTACGTTTTAACACCCAGTTTGCAAAACCTGCACACCAAGGTGTTTGATCAGTCTGCCAATAAGATGAATCAGGAAATCCTAGTTCTTTCCATATACCAATAATGTTTCCATTACTAGTTGGACCTTTGTCTCCAGTTTCGTCCCATTGCTCGTTATTTGCTTCTGCTAGTACTTGTGATAAAAATCCTGGAATACCATCAGCGGCTGCTGTTGAATTAGCAGCACTTGCATCTACTAATGCTTCTGTTGTTCCTAGTGTATCAACACCAGTTGCATCAGGTGTTTGTTCATACAGTTCAGGAACTTGTCCACTTTCAACTTGTCCGTTTGCCATTGCGCCGCCGGTGCTTCCAACAGGAGCAGGTTCTGCAATTGCACTTGCAATACTTGCATTGACTGCTGCTGCTACTTCCGGTGATAAGATGATAGGTGGTACATAGCCTTCGTTAGCCCAAACATTATTGGAACCAGTTTCTGCTGCGTTAGGAACCCAACTGTCGTGTCCGTCGGTTGCATCGCCCTTTCTATGTACGGGAATATTATTTGCAAAAACATTAGGTGATCCTATACTTGCTGGATCTCCACAACTTGTCGTATCGCCTACTCTTACTGTTTTTTCGTCGTTAGTATAAACATCGCCTGAACCTTGACTATAAGCCGTTTGGTGGAAAGGGTTTGGAGTAGGACTTGCGTGACCTACGTGGCTGTCCTTATTGGTTCTCACCACTCCTGGCATCTATGTTGCTATTCCTGTTGTGCTTTGAATATATTGTTTAGACATATCGTCTTGTGTTTTAACAACACAAACTACTTTACTATTATTAATAGTTACTGTAGCATCAGGACCAATAGTAAACATAAAAGGTGCTAGACCTAAACCTTTTTGTGTAGCAGTAACCATTAAAGGTTTGACTAGTACCATTGAATCATTCTTGTCTTCCTTATATCTTGCGACAACTTCTTCGCCTGATGTAAGTTTAATTGATACAGTGTCTCCTGCTTTGTAAGGTGTTTCAATTATCATAATGTGTGTCCTGTTCCGTTGTATCCTGTGTCATCCAGATACTTTTCTAATTCGTTGTAGCCGCCAATTGATTTGCCACCAATTTTAATTTGCGGTACAGTCCTTGCACCAGGAAACCATTCAAGTAATTCTTCTCTTGTATAGTCTGTTCCTAGTGATTTGTATGTATGTTCAAGTTGACGTGTCTTGCACAAATTCACTGCTTTCACACAAAATGGGCAACTTGGCTTTCCGTATATTTCAATCATATTTTTTTATCCTGAGTAAACTGTTGAACCTTTTTTATCAATAACTCTTACAAGTATAGCACCTGCATTCTTTTTGGACAGTGCCGCACTAACTGCTTGTGGCTCTGTGCCGTAAGTTCCATATGTGGTCCAACTTTCATATGGTGAATGTCTCTTAAACTGTGCTTTAAACATAATTCACTCCTATAACGTAAAGCCTTTGAAAGTGTCCTTTTCAACATCTTGTTTGACACCGCCAACGATATAAGACTCAACTTCTGTTTCCTGTGGAGCAACTTGTAAGCCACTGCTACTTAACCAATGCTCTGTCCACGGTAGTGGATTCTGAGTCACTGGACGGTCATAGATAGGTTTGAGTCCTAATGCTTTACAACGTTTGTTTGCAATAAATTCTACATAAGCGTGTAACAGATTAGCGTTAAGTCCTACAAGCGAACCTTGAGTAAACAAATAGTCTGCCCAACGTTTTTCTTCTTCAACGCACTGTTTCCACATTTCAATAACTTCTGGTTCACATTCTTTTGCAATTTTAATGAAATCTGGATCATCGTCACCTTTCATCCAATGCTTTAGAATGTGTGTTGACAAGTTAAGATGTGTTGCTTCATCACGTGCAATAAGAGAAATAATTTTTGCTGAACCTTCCATAAGTTTAAGTTCACCAAATGCAAATGTACAAGCAAATGATACATAGAAACGTAAACCTTCAAGAATGTTTACAGTCATCATTGCTTTATAAAGTTGTTTCTTAACTTCATACATATTGCCTTTCTTGTGATGGAACCAATTATCTGCAATCTCATTAAACTTGTCGTATTCTTTAGTTACACTTTCTGCTCTTGCAAGAATTTCTTTGTCTTCCAAGATAGTGTCAAATACTTCTGCAGGATCTGGATACACATTTTTAACAATGTGTGTATAAGAACGACTGTGAATAGTTTCTTGGAAGTCCCAAGCCACAATACAACTTTCAAGTTCTGGATTAGAACAATATGGTAGGAAAGCCAAACAAGGTCCGCGTCCCTGCACACTATCTAATAGCGTTTGATATTTTAAATTACTAGTAAAGATGTGTTTCTGTTCATCACGAAAGTCTTGATAGTCTGCTCTATCTTTCTGCAATGAGACTTCTTCAGGACGCCAAAAGTATCCTAACATAGTCTGATTAAGTTTATCGTATTCCGGATAACGGAATACGTCATAACGTTGTGTGTTACCATCTTCACCAAAGAACATAAACTCTTTAGTAAAGTCTACTTTGTTTTTATTGAATACTGTTTTTGACAATTTTTTCTTCTCTCTCTTTCCTGGCATAAATCTCTAGATATTGCAGGCCTCACATTCGTCACCATCTTCGATTACAGTTTCTGGAACTGCCATATGATGACCGTTTGCGTGACCATTCACTCCGTTTACATTTTGTATACTAACACCATTTGCTTGTGTGTCAACACCGTTTGCTTCCAAATCTTCAACTTCTTCACCTTTAAAGTCAAAAGTGTTTTGATAGTAAGAAGTTTTCCAACCCATCTTATATGTTGTTAACATATCTTTCATCATAACACTTAGTGGTACTTCGTTGTTATCAAAGTGCTTAGGATTGTAACTCCAGTTGCCACTAATTGCTTGATCATAAAACTTTTGCATCGCGGCTACAATATTAATGTAACCTTCGTTGCTTGGCATATCCCAAAGCAAAGTATAAAAATTCTTCAGCGTATGATACTGCGGAACAACTTGTTTAAGAGGCCCTTTCTTTGACTTCTTAATGGACAAGTATGCTCTAGGAGGCTCAATTCCATTTGTTGCGTTCGACACAACGGAACTGCTCTCCGAAGGCATCTGTGCGGACAATGTGCTGTGCCGTAAGCCGTGCTGTTTAATGTCCTTCCTAAGATCTGCCCAATCATACTGTAACTTCGCTTTAATTACATCGTCAACATCTTTCTTGTATGTGTCGATGGGTAATATACCGTCAGCATATTTAGTACGGTTGAAGTATTCACAAGCACCACGTTCTTTAGCAAGTTCGTTACTTGCAACAAGTAGATAGTATTGGAATGCTTCTGATAATTCGTGTACTAATTTCCACGCTTCTTTATCACTGTATTTTACTTTGTGTTTTGCAAGATAGTGTGCAAGTCCGATATAACCAATACCAAGAGAACGTCTTGCTTTTGTGCTTACCTCAGCAGCCTTAACAGGATATCCTTGATAATCAATAATTTCTTCTAATGCTCTTACTGCAAGATCACATAGGTTTTCTAATTCATCTAAGTTGTTAAGTAGTCCAACGTTAATTGCACTAAGAATACATAATGCAATTTCACCTTCTTCATCATCAATGTGTTGAATAGGTTTTGTTGGCAGTGTAATCTCTTGACACAAGTTACTCATAAAGATTGGATCTTTAAATGAACTGTGTGAATTACAATGGTCAATGTTCATAATATAGATACGGCCTGTTTCTGCACGTTCTTTCAACAAGTCGCCAAACAAGTCCATAGCCTTAATTTTCTTTTTACGGATTGAAGTCTTACGTTCTGCTGCTTCATAAAGTTCTTTGAATGTGTCTGTGTCTCCACTATAAAATGCATCAGTAAGTTCTGGCACTTCGTGTGGCGAGAAAAGAGTTATATCTTCGCCGGCCAATAACCTCTCATAAAAAACTTTGTTAAGTTGAATTGAATAATCTAACTTACGTACACGATTGTCTTCTGTACCTTTGTTATTTTTAAGTACAAGAATATCTTCAATCTCTAAATGCCAAATAGGGAAATGGGTAGTTGCACTACCACCACGTACACCATTTTGTGTACAACTTCTTACTGTGCTTTCGTAAACTTTTAGAAATGGGACAACGCCTGTATGGGCTACTTCTCCACCTCGTATTTTTGAGTTGATTGCTCTAATTCTTCCTGCGTTAATCCCAATTCCTGCCCTTTGAGCAATGTAGTAACCGATTGCGCTATTACTGCTAAAGATACTAGGAAGAGTATCATCCACATCAACAAGAACACAACTGGCAAACTGACGAATAGGAGTACGTACTCCTGCCATAACAGGGGTTGGGATGTTGATCTTAAAAAGACTGGTCGCGTCATAATACTTCTTAACGTAAGTTAAACGTGTCTCCTGAGGATAGTTTGCAAACAAAGTAGCAGCAATCATCATATACATATGTTGAGGCGTTTCAAAAATATCGCCGTTACTTCTATCCTGACACAAATACTTATCCGCAACTTGTCTTAAACCTGCATAGGTAAAGTCTTCGTTACGATCGTGTTTGATCCAACTGTTCATCTTTTTAAGATCAGTTGCACTATAATGTTCTAAAATTTGTGCATCGTACACACCACGTTCAATGTTAGCCGTAATCACTTCAGATAGAGTAAGGTGTTGGTACTTGCCATAAACTTTTTTATGCAGACTGTAAAGCAATAGTCTTGCTGCTGCAAATTGATAATTAGGTGATTCTAATGAAATAAGGTCATTAGCACTCTTAATTAAAATATCTTGAATCTCTTCCGATGACATACCGTCGTAAAACTGTAAGTCAGCGTTCATTTCTATTTGTGATGCACTCACACCAGTTAGACCTTTACAAGCCTCCTCGACTACAAAATGCATTTTATCTAAATCTAATTTTTCCTTGGAGCCGGAACGCTTTGTAATGTATATTTCTTTGGTCATCTGCCTCTCTATCCTATGTTTGTGATGTACAGGTATTTAGTTGCTCTCATTAATACTCCCGTGATAATAGGAGATAAAGAATAACTGCAACCTGTAGTTACTTTACGGCTTATATTGTTTTATAGCATACACTAAATTTATGTTTAGAGCAAGAGAAAAAATATAATTTTTACTCTTTTTTAAACACCATACTCAATGTCGTAGGAGATATTCCCAAGAGCACCTGAGACAATTGGATTCTTGTAGAATAGTACTACAGTTTCAATGCCACTGTCGGTATCGTTATCTCTAAGTTCTGCCTTAAACTCAAAACCAGTCATAATTTTACCGCCCTGTGATGTCAAAGAAATATCAGAAAATTCATATTGGTCTGACAAAGAAATAGTCGACATATCATCGCCGATGGTAATCTTTGCTTTGCCAATTCTTGTATGACTTCCTAAGCGTAAGGTATAGTTGATAGCCATATGATTATTAGATGCTGCAAAAACACTTATTGGACGGAAACTATCTGTTAGATAAATTAGTCCACTGTTTCTGTTAATCAATGTTGTCTTATCGCTGTTTGCTACTTCTGCTATTGCTGAAATAGTTTCATCTGATACTACGCCTGCATTCTGTTGTCTATTGCTTGTGCAATCAAGAACGATGTTATTTTGGTATTCACCAAAAGTCACTACCGGACTTAATGGAGTAGCGGCAGTGTTAGTTCCATTACCACAATTCGTAAATGCACATCTTTGTATCTTTGTGCCATATCCGTGTGTACTGTTAAACACTTGCGTTGCTATCTCATTAAATTCGGAATCTTTCACAGTCCAATCATTTCCTTGTTCTGTGACGCCTTCAATGTAAACAGAAGTATCACCAACGTCAAACTTACAATTAATAATATCTACTTTAGTTGTAAGTGCGGATGTCTGTATACATTTAATTCCTACACTGTTATTGTCAAACTGACAATTAACAAATTCAATATCAGTTGTCTTAATACCTTCAATAGTATTACTCCAACTTACCGCGGCAGGTTCTGCTGTCAAACTTGTAATTGTTTGTCCTAGCACATACTCGCCTTTAAATTTTACGCCATCAAATTTAACATTGGCTGTACCTGTTAAGTCAATTGATCCTGAAGAACGTAAAACTGTTAGGTTACCAATTTCAATGTTACTTGGTCTATTAGAACTTGTAAAGTCTGCAAGTCCTAAGCCTTCTGATGTTTGGAAGTTTGCACTTACTGTGTCAAACTTAAGAATAGATCCATCACGTGTTTCTCCTCTTATAATAGCATTGCTAGGAATAGTAACGTTACCTAAGAACAAAAACTCTCCGTTAGGAACACGTAAAACTTTTTTATAATCTGGATCTGTATTTCTAAATAATTCTGTTAATGCATTCTCAAAGAATGTTGTGTTATCTGTTGAACCATCACCAACTGCACCAAAGTCAGCAACACTAACTTCGATCTCATCAATCTTATCTAGTAGTGGACGCTTTGTGCTTAATGTAATAGATGGATCATCTGAAGCAAACTGATAACTTGATGCTAGTTCAAGAATATTATCATTGTTAGTTAAAATCTTTGTATTACCAACTTGTGGTGCGCCTTCTTCTACGCTACCATTACCAATGAATAGTTCTTGTGTATCGACTGCCCAAGCAAGTTCTGCTGAACTTAACTGTGGTACGCCAGAATCACTGTTCTTTTTACCACGTCTAATTTGTATTTTGCTTATTTGTACGACAGCCACTATCTGCTCCTATTTAATCTTACAAGTATTTATCAGACAAATGGAGTTTTGTCAGACTGTACTATAAAGAGTTGTAATACTCTTCTACTTTATTAAGCCACATATCTTGATATTTTGCAAAAGTGTCTTCTGTTACCTCAAATTGCTGGTATTGTAGGTCTCTGCTGCACATAAAAATAACGCCTGTTTTAATGTCAGTGCCGTATACTTCGTTATGTGCCATTGCATATGCTACAAGTTGCAAATAGTAATCTTCAACCCATTCTGCTTTCTTAGGCTTATTAGTTTGTTTGTGGTCCATAATAGCAGGCTTGCCCTTATAAACACCACATAAGTCTGTTGTACCTGAATATAACCCTGGGAAATATAAACTTTGTTCCATAGCCCATACTTCATTTACATCTTTAAGTCCATTCTCAATTATAACTGATGCCATATCATTTGCTTTGACGTGTACTTGATTATTACCTGGCTTTCTTTCTAATCCACATAAAAATCTTTCAAGGTTGGCGTGCATTGCTGTACCAACACCTGCTGCCTCTGTAGTAATTTGTCTTGCTTTCTCTTCGCCGACACGCTTACGCCATTCTATAAGGTGTGTCATATCTTTTGTAGAACTTAGAATAGTTGTAACACTTGGAAGTTTATCTCCGTCAGGTGTAACATATACTCTTTTTTTACGTACAGGATCATTTACCTGTTTGAGCGAATGATATTCGTATCTTTCAACGAATGGAGGTGGGGTATATTTCTCAGTCATACTGTATATAGTACTACCTTATTGTGTGTTTGTCAAGAGTGATTAAGCAGTTTGTTGTGCCAATTGCTGTGGTGCTGCTGCGGCTGCTGCTTTATCAACTGCTGCTTGGCTATCAGTGCCGTCCTCTGGCTTTTCATCTGCATCCGGTGCTCCCGGAACATTTAATTCTACACCTTTAGCATCAAAGTTTTTTACCAAACCTTGTATTGCAGGTGATTGATCATACACTGCTTTGAATGTTTCATAGTCTGCAACCAAACTAGCATCATTGCTTTTTAGGATTTTATTAAGTGCTATCCAATTTAGTTTGCTAGGAACTTTTTTAGCAGATGCACGACCGATAAGATTTTTTAACGTAATTACGTATCTGTCAATCATCATATCTGGTGCAAATTCTCTAAATCTCATTTTACATTTTTTGAAGTTCGGCCATCTTATTTCTAAGATCCATTAACTCTTGTTCCTTTGCTTTGATTGCTTCTTGTGTGTCTTTAATCTGATCTTGCTTTTGTTTTGCTGCCGCTGCCTGTGCTGCTTTTGCATCGGCTGCTGCTTTCATAGGATCAGTTGGCATTTGTCCTTTGACAGGCTCAGCAGTTTGTGTTGCACCTGGTTGAGGTTCAGCACCACCTGGTTGAGTTGCTGTGCTTAAAGCAGGAACAATCTCATCAAGTTCTTTATCTTTATAGAACTCGTTAAGTTTCATTTGTTAACCTGCTAATGTTTTTAATAAGCGATTTTCAAAGTCAATTGATTCACGTTTTTCACGGCCTGCTGCTTCAATGCCACCTGCTGCTGGTTCTGCTGTTGCAAAATCATCTGTTGCTGCTGGTTCCATTGTGTCTGCTGCTGCATCTGCTCCTGCGTCTGCCGGCTCAGCCATATCAGTCGGTTCACCTGCAGGTTCTGCACCAAGCATATCGCCGCCTGTTTCTTCACCTGTAAGTTGTCTTGTAGCAGATGAAAGTGTATCACGTGTAGTTTTTAATGCTTCAATAGCAGCCTGGATTGCAGGTGCACTTGATTCAATAAATGTTTTTGATTGTTCGTTGCCAAACTCGTCTCTAATTGAATCACCTAACTGTAGAAGTGTTTCGTTTTCCATACCGGAAAGTTCTTCAATGTAACGACCAACTTTGTCAACCATTGTTTTGGAAGTAACAATAGCACTAGCCTGTTGAACTTCACCTTCTGTAACTTTATTCATTTCTTCTCCGTTGGTGTCTGTTTCTTGTTGCTCTGGGGATTCATCAAGTTCAAGACCATCAATTGCAGATTCTTCACGTTCTGCTAGTTCTTTGTTAATTGCATCTAACATAAACTGTGCTTTATAAAATGCATCATTTTCAACGTTTTCGTTAAACTCAGCATTACTTCTTGCATCGTGTAATTGTGTGCGCAATTTGTTTCTTGCGTCTTCTAATTTAGCAATATCAAATGATGCTAAATCAATTTGTTGACCGAAAGTCTTAAGCATAGACTCATTGATCTTTTCTGCATTAATTTTAAATAGGTCTTGTGTTTTCATTGTCCTCTTCCCAGATGTTATATTATATTTATTCAAAACCGTGCTAAATCCTCTGCTTGGTCTTTCAAAATAATAGCCCTTTCTTTGGCATCTTGATATCTAATCCACAGTATTTCTGCTCTGATATCGTCGTTGTTATTTACTGCTCTATGATAGTTATCTAAAAATATCTTACTATCAACAAAGTATTTACTATATTTTTGGTCTAATGCAAATATTTCTTTCTGCAATGCGTGATCTGCGTCCCAGGCTACAAGATTTGCTAGTCTAATAGCAACAGCATTTAAAGATACTGTAGCCCATACTAGTTTGTCTTTTCTAAGTATATCCTTGTATGGACCGTCTGATCTGATTAGAGCATCTCCTACTTTAATGCCTTTTTCTGTACGTTCGGGTAGGATAGTTCCTTGATCAAGGAACTTACGATAAGTTGTCTTAACTATCTGTTCAAAACGCTTTGATACTTCATTCATAAAAAAAGGCCCTTAGGCCAGTATTTAAACAATCTATAAATGTGATGCTTACATCTTGAGCATAATAGTAACAACTACCGAAAGGACTGCTGCAATTACAGTACCTGTTGTACCAATAATTACTTTTGTTAATCCTTTTTGGCCTTCTGTAATATCCCTATGGATGTTATCAACTTTCTGTTCTAAGTTGTCCATACGGTTATCTAGTTGCTCATAGCGAAGTGCGCACAGATCAACGTGTGCTTCTAAACTTTCTCTTTCTAAACTTGTTGTTTGGCTCTTAGCCATCTTGTTCTCCAAAACAATATCCCTACTCTAGGGACAATTAGTAAACTTGTTAGTTGGCCTAATGTGTTTTTAAGATAGCCTAAATGTAATTGCCTATATGTTTATTTATCATCGTTGCGTTCAAACAGTTTTCTAATAAGCCCTTTTATGCCTCCTAATTCAACTTTAACTTCAACCATTTTGTCTGCTGCCTTTTCAACCCTGTCAAACATATCCTTAATTACAAACATAACCCAAAACCACCATACAGCACACACGCCTGCCATAATGGTAACACCCACATAAACTATATTATGTGCTTCGATGTGTAATCCATACAATGATAGTAGGAAGCCAAACACCATAAAAAAGATAGTGCTTAACATAATGATATTGTAATATAACCTGTTCATACTATTATTTAATGATTATCGTAAACTTAAAATATGGCCACTGAAAGCCAAATATTCTGTTGTTCACCTTTGGTACAGAACACGGCAGGCTTTATGTCCAACGTATTTGTAAGTGTACCTATGATAGGTATGCCATCTAAGTCACTCTTAAGAAGTGCAAGTGGATCGTCACCAATTTGCCATATGCCTTGTTGTTCAACTTTAAATGCCCACATCCAATATTTTTTTCCGTTTTCTTGTTTTGTCATCGGATTGAACTCGTAGTATATATTTGCTCTCATACCTATGCCTTGGATAAGACTATTAAAGTTTCCTTGTTGTGCTATAAGAATAGGATCTGTTTCATCACGACTAGGATTTGTAACAGTTATATCAACAAGTGTTTGAATGGTAAATGTTTGCATACTGATAATACTTATCAGTCATAAAAAAAGGGTGCCAACGAATTGACACCCTTTCCTTTAAGTAAAGTTAAAAACTTACTATTAGCCTGAAATTCCAGAGAACTCAGCAAGTAATGAACTTGTTACGCCAGTTGAACCAACACCAAAGTCTGCAGCAGCAGTAAATGCGCCTGTTCCTTGGATAGCAACTTGTACGTTATCAGTAGTTCCACTTGTGAATACACCTGATTCAGTTAAAGGTTGTACACCAACGATTGTGTGTGCATCGTCAGTACCTGCAGTTCCACCTTGTGCCAAAAATTCTAAAGCAGCATCTAATTCTGCTTGAGTCATATTTGTTTTAGCAAGGTTAATGATTCTAGTACGACCAGCAATACCATTTCCTGGTGTTAGTGCTTTTTTGTTGTCACCTAGTTCAGCAACACCTGTTCCAGCGTTGTTGTAAGTTTGGAAGACTGAACTTCCGTTTGATAAATCAGCCATTATATTTTCTCCTCTGATAATGTTAACCCTTCTCCAGGGCCGCTATTTTTCTAGCAATTGTATTTATCCAAAATAGGTTTTTATAAGGGTAATGGCGTGTTTTAAGGGGATTTTGGCGGTTTTAGTCGGCTCTAAACGGTGTCCAACGGTCTCTTGGTACAAGTTTAACCTTGTCGCCAGTTTTAACATAACCTTCGCCGCCTGGCTTGCCACCTGTTGATGACATTACATCGCCTTCTGCTTTATCTAGTTCATCAATTACTTCGTTCTTGGCTTTCATAAGTTCAGTTACCAAGTAAAAGATGTCCGATGCTGTTCTCGGCTCTGTGTTAATAATATTTATAATCTTCTCTTGTTTATTGCGTGATACCTTTGAATTTTGAAGCCAATTGCTAAAGCTCTTGGTGTTAAGGTCATTTAATTTTTTAGCACGGCTCATTTGGTTAAAGAATGTGTAAAATATATCTTGTAAATCAGATAGTCCTGGCTTTGGTTCAAAGAAGTTTGCAATACCTTGTTGCGCTCTGTTTGCAATCTTTTCTATGTTATCTAAATTATCAGCATTAACCGCAGGTGCTTTGCTTACATATTGTTGTCCTACAACTACTAAGTCTGGTGTACCATTAAACTGTTCTACATCTTTAATTGGTGTTCCGCTTTTATCTCCAAAGTACTGATAAGCATTATGTGCCGCAACTGCTATTTTACTTTTAGCAATACGTCTACCAATAGGACTATCTACTTTAACATTGTAGGTAACCTGGTTAGGAGTAAAACTAATGTATCCATCACTGCCTGCATAAGGCTTTCCAGGATGATATAATAAGTCTCCGTACAAATAACCTTTAAAGTCTGCTGGTGTGGCCTTTTCAAATATAGGCCAAAGTCCTGCCATATCTTTTGCAAACTTTTCACGCCAGTCTTCGCCTTTGCCTCTACTATTAATAAATCTTTCTAGTTCATCAGGACTGCTTGACTTGCCTTCTTCTCTACCCCAGTTGTTCTTACCAACTAGTCTAAATGTTCCGTCATCATCACGTCCCCAATATACTGTTGGGTTACCGTCCCATTTAATTGCAACGTCTGATGCATCTTGTTCCATACCTTTTAGAAGTTGCACTGCTTTCTTTGCGCCGTCAGCAGGATCTGTAAACACAAGGTCTTCCAAGTGATTAAACTCTCTACCTACTTTCTTTGCTTCTGTTATAAATTGGTATGCTCTCATTTTTTAAGTAACTTCTTTTGTCTATTTGTTTTGTCCACGTACTTTGCGTGTGGCACTTTTAAATTTTTCTTCTTGTCGTACACTCCGCCTATCACGTGCATCTTACCTGGCTTTTCAAATGCACTATATCTTATGTCGACTACTTCAACTATTCTCATTTAACTATATCAATCATTGAACGCATCCAACCAATTGATCCTGGTTGGTAACTTTCAATAGCCTCTTTCTTAGGAAGTTCTATATCGTAACGTGCAAGTGTTTCTCTTGCACTAGAAATTAGTTCTTCGTAGTTAGGAAGTTTTTTGATGTAGTTTATAATAGCATCTACGCTCTTAACATCTGCCACTGTTGCACTTTGTCCTAGCAACTGTTTAGCAATGCTGTTCCAGTCATCGCCATTAGGTAAAGGTTCGTTAGTCTCTGGATCAACTAAACCAAACTTAGGACTATACTTTATACCTCTTGCTCTAGCAATACTTGATAGAACAATGTGTCGGTGCTCTCCTCTGTACTGTCCTGAACCACCTATCATTGATCCTCGCTGAAAGTTTACGTTCTTTGAAAACATAAAGTCTGTTTGTACAAATCCATTTTCTTTTGAACCATTAATAGGAGCTCTAAAGTGTACTTGGTCTCCAGCATCTTTAATCCAACCGTCAGTTTTCTTTCTACCAACGTTCATAATATCTTCGTCTTTGATACCTTGTGATTTGCACCACTTAGTAAGTTTAGCAATTACTTCGTCTTTTGATACTTTGTTAAGGTCAACACTAAGATCTAAATCGCCTGAACTATTTTCTTCAAATGTTCCATCTGGCTTTTCTTTTCTACCTGTAGTTCCTAGCCTTGCTGAAGGTTTGCCCTCATCATCTTTCTCGCTAGTAAAGTCTAGGTCTGTAATTTTTTCAATAAAGTCAACAGTGCTATCTACGTCTGCTGTCGCTATACGTTGAGTAAGAGCGTCAGTCTCATTCTTAAATACGTTGCCACCTTCGCTTAAATTAGTCTTCATTCTTTTTATCCGCTCTCTTACTTTCTACTATCTTTTTGATGCCTCTAGTAAATTTACTGCTGTCAGCACCTTTAATACTATTAATAAAACGTCTTTCTAATTCTAACGCAACGTCTTCTGGGTAAGCCTTATACATACTTTCAATAAGATTAACTGCACTATCAATAATATTAGTAGCTCTGCTTTGAATCAGAGACTCTGTGTCTCTTTTTTCTGCAATTTCATTAAGTTCTTGTAAGATTGATCTAGTTTTAAATTTCATAATATATAAAGCCCAACTTGTATGTTACTATTTACCCTTTTTACTGCTAAAGTATACACGCACTGAAACGCTTTGTCAACCATCAACTTTAAGTTGACAGAGGTATGCAAATTTAGCACTGACGTTATGCACAAAAGTAATAGGAAAATGCTTGACTTTTTATGCATAGTTTATTATATTAGTATAAATAAAGGTGAATAGTACAGTGATGCTGTACTATTTGACACACAGACACTGGGATAGACCAGGGCGTTATCCACGCCTTACAAGCGATTGACGGTGGAAAAGACCACTGACGGTAGCAAAGACTACTGACGCCGGCAAAGACCGGGGTATTGCTTTCCTTAAGCATCCATACATCGAAGGAGAAAAAAATGGCACACTTAATGTTAAGTGGTCTGATGTCTTGGATGAAACGCGGTATGACCGACAGTCACCGCAATCAACTATTGACTTGGGCCAAAACTGAATACGGCAACGATTGGAAATATGCATACGACTTTATGCTAAAACACAATGGCCGTGCACCTACAAGTACAGAATTACACGGACCTAGAATTTACCGTAAGGAGGTGGCTTAAATGCGAACCTTACTTAAATTCATCAAGCAACTATTTCAAAGCGAAAAGGATTGGGTTGAGAGTTATCTCGGTCAGTCTACTGATCACGCTGACTTGGAACGCAGGATCAGGCAATTGGATAGGGGCGAGATCAAAGTCGGGCCTTTCGGCACTTACACGCAACGTTTTAGACATTAACACATACACACTTATAGAGAGGAGAATCTAATGTTAATCTGGCAAAGAGTAAAAAACACATTTGAAGCAGTTGGATATTCAAGAGCAGCATCACAACTAGCATCACAAGGATATCACGAACAAGCAAGACACCTGTTGTTAGAAAGATCAAAACTAGCAGGTAAAAAACTTGACGCGATACGCAGACTTGAGAAAGTAAAGAAAGCAAAGGCTGAATACGAGCCAGGCGATCATTACTTGAGAGGTCATAAGGTAGCATTTTGGAAAGGGAAAGCAGCATAATGATTATTAAATTTTTTCAAGCAGCAATACCAGTAACTATTATGTTTGGTGTATTAATTTGTTTAATGACACTGAACGGAATGTTTTGGGGAGGTGCATTATAATGTGGCCTTACACAGATGAAGAAAACGATTTCTTAACAAGTCCTAAACCTAAGAAACAAATCTAAAAAAATAGGGGAGCCGCCCGCCAAGATGACTCCCCTACAACTTTTTCAAGTTGAGTCTATATATTATTTACGATTGTAGATTGAATATAAAACC